CACCAAATCCAGTTTCAGAGTCAACCGTAATTACAGGAATATCAGAAACCTCCAAAATATTTAGAGGTGTTGCTGAAAGTATTCTACCATTATCAACTATCAAACTATAAGTATTTCCAAGATTATCAGTTGCAGTATCATTACTGGAGTATTCCAATCCAGCAGTTTGTACTACAACACCAGTAACACCATAAGCATCTTGATTCTGTAATAATGGATATCCTTCACCGGAAGATGTGATATAAATTGCAGTTACCTCTCCAGCATCATTGATTACTGCCCTACCTTTTGCTCCATATCCTAATCCACAATTATCACTAAACTCAACGAATGGTGGAAAACGATATCCTGAACCAGGATTTGTAACAACTGCGCCAATAATACTTGCAGTCTGTGTTACATTATTAACTGCATTTAGAATTGGCGTTACAGCACCAAGAATAGGAATTGCTGTTGCATTAGTTCCTCCTCCACCAAAAATGTTAATTATAGGAGAACCACAAGTCGTTGGGAATCTTGGAATACACTCACCTAATCCATTGAGAGCATCCTTGAAAATATCATTTGAAAATACATCTGTAATTCCTACAACACCTTCCACTGCAGACGTTACATCTTCAACCACACTTCCAATAGTATTTGCAATATCAAAAATTTTATTAAAAGATTCTAAAGGATTTATATCACTCTTTGGTCCAACTCCAACTATCCATTCTTTAGTTCCATCACACTTATTATTATTTTGATTACAGTCAAAAAGACCACCCAATCCAAGAATCGTATCTACTGTGCTTTGAATAAAATCAACAACGCTAAAAACACCACCCAATAAAGCAGAAATACCATCTAAAGCAGCAGATAATCCATCAGCAACTGCATCAGTAATTGCATTAACAAGAGACCCAATGAACTGTTCTGCTACACAAGTTACAAATCTATCAACATTTTCAAGAAGTGATTCAAGTAACTGAACAATTAAATCTTTAAGTCCTTCAACAATTGCATTTGCAACACAAGAAAGTGCTTCTTCTAAGATTTTAATTGGGATTACAAAAACTTCATTAGACTTATATCCAGCAGTATGTGCTGCTGCTGGACTACCAGTTGCAGCAAGAACTGACCCATAAACACTGATATACAGTGCTTGTAATGCTTTTGGAATAATTCCTGGATCATCTTCAGTTCCAACCAGGAAATTATAAATTGCATCCATAATTCTACCAACTATCCAGTTGATAGCAGATTTAATGACTTCGGCAGTGTCCTGAATTGCTTGTTTGAATTCGGAAATTTTTCCTTGTGCTTTTTGTAGTATTTTAAGTAAATTGTTAACTTCAGATTTTATTGTTTTAATTGTTGTATCTCCACAAGTGTCGGCAAATACAACTTCTCTCCCAATACCAGTATAAGCAGATATTTCTTTCAGTCTTGCTGCTACTTCTGGAGGAACTGCTCTCGGACTTTTTTGAGATTCTTCTGTTGCTTCGTTTGATTCATCAACCTCTATTCTACCAGTTCCTTTTGGACTTTTTACTCTGGAAGTATGTCCAGTAAAAGGAGTAAATGGATTTTTATATTCAGCAGTTGACCAATCACTTGTATGACCAAGTGCTCCCATGATGACTGGGATTTGTGCATTATCACCATCCATAAAAAATCCAATGACCATATCACCAGGTCTTATTTTTGGATTTACTGCATACTTTGCTGCACCACTTCCAGTGGTGGTCGGGAACATAACCTGTGCCCAAGGAAGATCATCATTTGATAATTCAGAAATATCTAAAGGATGATATCCTAAGATTCTAACTTTGTATCTATATCCCCATCCATTACCATTTGCTTGTTCTTCCCATGCTTCTACTGGTGCAATTTGCCCTAACCACCAACGGAAACCATCTCTACCTATAAAATGACTTTTAAGAAGTGATTCGTCTATCATTTACTATGCCTTTTTGTTGATTCCGAAAGTATCTCTAAGCAATTTCATGGAAGTATAAGAATTATTTACATCAAAATGATGACACAATTCCTTAATCATATATAGACCACTAGTTTCAGTATCATATTCTTTTGCATCAGATTGAGTAATTTTTGGAAACTTACATTCAATTACATCACCTGCTCTTAAGTTTGTATTTAATGGAATAACTATATTAAGAGTTTGAGTAAACAGAACATTATAGCGCATTAAAGATTGTGATTGATATTCTGTTGGGTCTGCATTTAATTCTGTTGAAACATCAGAATTCAAAGTACCGATGTCAAGAATGCCTGTGATAATTCTTGTTGGCGCATCTCCTAAAGTTTCAGATGATCCTTCAGTCAATGGAGGAAGTTTAATGTCACTTCCCAAGTTACTTGTTTTATCTGAATAATTTCTAAACTTAAACTTTGTTTTTTCTGGTTCTGTAATTACTCCAGTTAAGGGATTAAAAAATATTCTTTGACTTGAATAAGTACCTAATCTAAGTTTTTCAAGTAAATTTTGATTTTTTTCAACATGATAATTTAATATTTTAAAATCATTATTTACTTTCATTTCTTTATCATCATATGAATCTTGGGATTGTGTATAAGTATATGTTGCTTTTGGACTCTGATCTAGCAAATCATCAATTGATCTAAATTGAAATCCATCTTGAGTTTGATAGAATAAAAATCCTGCGGTTCCACTTCCAGACTTTTCAGGAACTCCTTTTGATGCTAACCAAACTAAAATTGTAAATGGTTTTCTTAAATTTCCAATAAACCCATATCTATTTGAAGATTTATCAATTGTTCCTATTTTGTTAGTCTTTAAATAATCTCTTAAAATACTTTCTACAGAATCGCTGATTTTATTATTAACCTTAAATTTTTTACCAACTCTTACAGTTTCGTTTGTAATTGCCTCTCTTGAAACTAAATGAAGTGTAAAAGATTCTCTATTTGTTTCCGCAATTACATCAGTAATACTAGACACATAAAAGTAATCCTCTACTCTCTTTGAAAAGTCCAATCCAGGATTTGTTGAAGAGTTTCCTGCAATTTTTAAAGAAAGTCTTTCTCCACCTCTAAGAGGTAATCCATTATAAATTGATTGCTTATCTCCATCTTGATTATTTTGTGGGGCAATAACATTTCCATTATCAACTACCTTCATTTTTGCAGTAATTGTAGGAGAAAATACATCTTCATAATATTCAAAAAGAATTGCACCACCTATGAGACCAACAGATCTTGATCTATCATTTGATTCTAAAGTTAATTCATCATATAAAGACTTTTTGATTGACATTATAGGTATGCTAAGTCCAAGAGAAGTTTATTCTTAATAAAATTATTTAACAGTTTAAATTCACTTACTGTTGGTGTAACAGAGGGTTGTTGTTGATATGGATATGACGCTTGAGGAATTTGTGGTTGAGTAGCATCAATGAAGAGCATTTGTGATCCTTTTCTTTCAGGAGTCATTGCTGCTGGTTGTGATGGTTTTGATGGTGCTGAGATTTGTGCTGATGGTTGTTGATCTTGTGGTTTTGCAGAAGATCCTCCAAGTTGTGGCCCACTGAATCCACCAGAAATTAGATCTGATCTAAGTCTGGAACTTAAAATAGTTTCTCCCCTAGCGTCATCAGTGACACCTTTTTTAGATTGATTTGGGTAAAAAGGAATATCAAAGGCTTGATTTGAATAATGGTAAGATCCCATGGCATGTTTACCAGTATCAATTGATCCTACTACCCATCCTTTACCTCTTAACCATTTTATTGCAGCATCTCTTGTTTCTTTACTATCGAAAGCAACGTGATCATGGTAGTTTCCAGCAGCATGATCTGCTCTATATCTCTTATGTGTTCTATCACCAGTTAGATATTCAATTATTTTACCACCTTTTATTGAAGAAGAAGGAGGAGGTGGTGCTTGAGGTGTTGAAGGTGTAAAAGTAGCAGGTGTTCTTTGCGCCTGTTTAATAATTGCAGTTTCTTGTGCAGAATATTTTGATCCTCCAGCAGTCCAAGCACCTATACCTTGCGATTTTAACACTGCAAGTCCCATCTTATCTTGATTTTCTGGACTGAATATATCATTCGGTGTTAATCCAGCACCTTTCATTGCAGATTGAAATGTTATTGGAATAATTTGATATTTTCCTGCCGCATAAATTCCGTAATTACTAACTTGCGGATTTCTCTTATCCATTAAATATGCTTGCCTCTGCATAATTTCCCCAAGAGTCATATTGGTTAAATTTTTACCAATAATATCTTTTGATGTTTTTCCTCCCATTGTAGAACCAACAATTTTATTGCCAATGGTTCCCTGATTCATTGCATTATAATTACCACCACTCTCTGGACCAGCGATAATATCCAATGCTTGTTTGTGAATTCCTGTCACTGTTCTCATGGAAGATCCTGTAGTTTCTTGTTGAATACCAGGAAACATTGTATCTTCCCTTTGTTCACCAAGGCCGGGTGCTTGCTCACCAGTTTCTAATGATTCTGTAAGTGGTGTTGTAAAAAGTTTAAAGGTATCTGTAATATTGGTTCCTAAGTCTTGAACAGCAAGATTTAATTCTTCAAAAGATCTTGCAACAGTTCCTTCTCCAGCAAACTCATCAAAGTCCAGACGAAGAATTGAATCTAATGAATATCCTAGTGTATCACCAAAAGATTTAATTATATTTTGCATACTACTCACCATACCATACATAGATCTTCCAAAAGAGTTAATTCTAGATATAAACTCTTGACCCATAAAAATCCATGTAGGTAGATTTTCTACAATCCATCCAGCAAATGTAAACCCCAAAAATCCTAACAATCTTCCTAAAGGGCCTTTTTCACTTCTTGATGCAAATGAAAGTCCTGATTGTGGAGATGTTGATACTCTTGATGATTCAAGTCTATCTTCAATTTCTTGCCTTCTAGATGCCTCTTCTCTCCTAGAACTTAAAATATTAGATCTTTCAAATAATTCTCTTTTAACTCTAGTATTTGTAGCAACAATTCTTGAAATATTTTCTACAGATTGATTTACTGATGAAGTACTTTTCTTAGTATCAGATAAAGTCTTATTAATATTTTGAATATTAATAGATGATTTTCGTAAAGACTCTAATACTGTTGCCATATCACATCACCACATTATAATTTAACTGTGAATATAAAACATAAAAATTGTCAGGATTCGCAGAATTAATTAAAGGAACATCAGTTAAAGCACCATTTGTTAGTGGTGGATTAGGTTGCTGTTGCTGAGAACTTGATGTTTTAATCATTGTCAAAGATGGTTTTGGTTCTGGCAATTGTCCAACTTGTTGTGGTTCCTTGGGGGGTGTTGTCATTTGTGCAGGAGTTATTTCTACATTTTCAGTTTTTGATGGTTGCTGTTTTAAATCACTCATATCAACAGCATCTTTCAATTTCATTTCATTCCAATCATAACCTTTTGTTTGTGCCCAGGTTTTTGCTTGCTGTTGCTGATCTGGAGTCATTTTATTCCAAGCATCTTCAATTCTTCCTCTTGCCATAGGATTATTACGATATTGCCATGCCTGCTCAAATTTCTTTTCCATATCTGGAGATGGAGCAGGAGGAGTTGATGGTTTTTGTTCACCCATCATTGGCGTTTGAGGTTGTGCAACCAGAGGTGCTGCAGGAGGTGTTGTTGAAGGTGCTGGTTTTGGTGATACTATAGGAGGAGATGTTGGTTTTTCAGATGTTGGTTTTTCAGATGTTGGTTTTTTTAGTTTTTCTAGTTCTTTTTTTGCAGATGCAGCAGCATCATTGATAATTTTATCGCGCTCATCGCCAAAAATATTTTTACCAAAAGCTTCTGCAATTTCGTCTAAGGTAAATGCCACTCCTGCAACTTTAGCAACTATTCCAATAGGACCTGGCGCTTTTGCAAACAAACTTAGAGCTCCTAGCACAGCATCAGTATATTCTTTATTTTTAAGATTCATTGCTGAACTAAGACCTGTGAGAAGTTTTCCAAGTCCACCAAGAACTCCTCCACCTGGTTTTGCTCCTGGTTTTGGTGGTGCTGATTGTTTTCTTCCAGGTAATAGTGTAGCAGCAAGTGCAAGAGGTTTTGCAATTAAAAGTTTAGTTAGACCCGAAGCAATTGCTCCGATTGTTCTTTTAATTAATGAAAATCCTGCTCTGATTGCAAACAATCCACCAACTGCTATTCCGACATTTTTAAGAATATTAAATCGAATGTCATTGAATAATTTTGTATTTCCTTCTTCAGATGCCTTTATTGCTTGAACAGTTTGATTTGTTAACCATCCACCAAATAAAATTCCAAGTGCTGCACCGATTCTACCAAAAATATCATTTACTTTTGGAACTAATCTTTGTACAGGTTCGGTAACTGCATTTTGAATTTTTTGCTCTATTTCATTCTCTTTTCCAATTCTAATTTGACGCTCTGCTAATCTTCTTTCTTTTTCCTGATCTACTCTAACTTTACTTTGATCTTCTGTTGCATCTTGTTGAAGAAGAAGTGCAATACCAGAAAGTCCAGTTCCTAGTTTTACAATATCTGTTCTTATCGCCTGAAGAGTTGAATTAAACCCTAAGAGAGCTTCGTTTTGTCCTCTAGATAATTCTGCATTTTGTGCATCAGTTTGTGCTCTTCTACTTTCAATATTCTGAAAAACTGATGCATCAATCGTGGATTTTTTTAAAAGAGCACTTCGAACTTCTTGAGACAAAGGAGACCCCGTAACTGGATCAACACCAGATCTACCAACTTTTTCGGGATCTAACTCAGACATTTGATTGGTTCTTTAGGTTTTCTTCTTCAATATATTGTTTGAGAAGAGCAATATAAATTTCTCTCTCCCAAGGTAACATATTTTCTATCTCTGTCAATGAATATTTATGATGCTGTACCAGAGAAAAGTTTGTCTTATAATATGACTCAAGAGATTCGTGAGCCATTCCTAGGCGAAAAAACTTGAAAGACCCTCCAATAAGACTTCACTTTCAACGCCAGTATTAGGATTTTTAATTTTAAGAGTATGAGAAAGTTTAGGCATTGTTGAAAAGAACTTTTCAACTTCTTTAAACTGTTTCGAACTTAATTGTTCGATGAACTCAGACAACTCTTTTTGAGTACAATCAGATGCAGACCAAGACTCTTCTTCATTGTATACTTGCTCCATACAAGAAATAATAAGATTAAATGTATCATCAACACTCACATTGAATTCATTTCCAAAATTAGATTTAATGAACTCATTCATTGATGGATACTTCATTCTTAAAGTTAAAGTGTCATCAAGTTTAATATCTCTTGAATGATTTTCATTATTATTAATTTCAATATCATCAAGATTGATACTTACGGGAACTTGAGTTGTTCCATCATCAGGACAAGTGATTAGAACATCAACTGTTTCTCCAACCGACTTTCCACGAATATTCAGAAACAAATATTCAATATCAAAAGTTGCAAGTTGTTCGACCTTAATTCCTCTAGTCAAAATACAATTACTGATTACATTTTTAACAGCATTTGCAATTTGCTTTGGATCTTCACTCTCCATTGCAATAATCAGAATTTTTTCTTCCTTTACAAGAAATGGGCGATATTTAATTTCTTTTTTAAGGGATGGAATTTCTAAAGAATAAGAAGGCGTTGCAATTTTGGGTAACATTTTCAATTACAAATATGATAAAATTATTTATCTATTATTTGTAGATCCATAAAGAGATTCTGTTAGAGTCTGTCCAGAAGGAAATAGTTCTACCCCATTTGATGGAATAGATCCAGGAGATCTTGGAACTAATCTTGGTCTTGGTTGTGAAGTTGGTTGGGGTTGAGGTTGGGAAGGAGTTTTATTTCCATCACTATTTCTATTATAATCTACACTATAAGACTTACCAATCACATAACGATCAATTTTAAATGTCACTTGCATTTTTAATACATCAGATTGATTATAAGAAACTGGTATCGATGCAATATTATAGGGATATAATCCAATAAAAGTATACTCTATTTCTTTTTTATAATCACGATCAAATTTAACAATGCTTGTTCGATTTGATTTATAATATTCTGGGTATTGCATTCTTATGAAATAGCCCTGATCAACACTGCTATTAATCGGTAGATTATTTCCACCAATTGGATTTGAAGCTCCACTAGCAATAAATTCCATCCAATGCTCCAAGAATTTTAATGTGTTGTAATTCTTGTCAACATAAAATTCAAGACTTATATCTTGATAAATTCTTTTATGAGCAAAAGTTTCTGTGATACCAATATAATTTCCAACAACATCTACAGTTGCAAGTTGTGTTGTTGGAAGAACTGCATTATGACACAAAAGACCAGCATCTTCAGCAATAAATCTTGATGTTACTCCTCTTTTTAATAAGTACCCTGTCAGTTCTGGTGGCAATCCACCAAACTTAACTTCATAATGAGAAGTTTGTGCAAGATTGGTAAATAATGGTCGTATATCCGATATTCTACGTGGTTTTGCCACTCTAAATACCTATTATGAGTATATTGTTACAAGTATTTAGATGTCATATAAAGGAAAATATAAACCATCTTATCCTGAAAAATACAATGGAGATCCCACAAACATTATCTATCGTTCTTTGTGGGAAAGAAAATTTTGCGTCTATTGTGATACAAATGAAAAAATAATCGAATGGCAATCTGAGGAAAAAGCAATTCCCTACCGTTCTCCATTAGACGGAAAAATTCACCGATACTTTCCAGACTTCCTCATAAAAGTAAAAGAATCTGATGGTACTATTAAAAAGTATATGATCGAAATTAAACCATCAAAACAAACTGTTCCACCACCAAAACCTCAAAGACAAACAAAAAAATACATTGCTGAGGTTTATGAATACGCAAAAAATCAGTCAAAGTGGGAAGCAGCAAAAGAATGGTGTGCTGATCGTGGTTATGAATTCAAAGTCATCACCGAACACGAATTAGGTATCAAGTAATGGCACTCACAGGATACGAAAAACCATTAGATCAATATACTCAAAAAGAATTAGCAGAAATTGCTAAGGAATATAGTATGTATTATAAGACTGCAAGTGGAAAAGGAAAAATTGGAGGATATGAAAGATTAACTAAGCAACAACTTATCAATATCATTAAAGTTGATATTGATTATATTGAAGCAAATCCAAAACTTCCTAGAAAAGTCAAAGGGCCTACTTATAGCAAAAGTAAATCAAAAAGTCTTACGGAATTAAAAGAATCTTTACTAGGAGTAGAAAACCCCGATGAACTCATGAATGAAATATTATCCAGACTTAGTGGAAGTGAAGTACCTCTTCCTCCTGTTCCTGGAAGATATTATACTTATGTTTATTACGCTAAAACTCCAAAAATTCGTTATGATCGATACCCATTAATTATTGTTGATAGTTTATTGCCAAGAGGATTTAGAGGTTATAATTTTCATCTTGGAAAATATAGACAATATAATACTCAAGATGGAGATCGATTAGTGAGTGGATTATATGAACTTAGTAGAGACGAATTCTCAATTTTGCTGAGAATTCCTTATGGAAAAATAATTCAAAACTAACAATAAATAGTTAAAAAAATAAATGTCAGAACAACTCCGATATCCTCTTAGTAATATTGGACCGCAAGATGATTATTTTAAAATACAAATTCGTAAGTATGAAGCACCAGGACTAAATCTAACTGGAGGATTTGCACTGGGAACAAGTGAGCAAGCGTTTGACGCCGCTGTTGCAGCAGGAAAAATTAAAAGGTCTGAAGCAACTATTATATTACCAATGCCAGCAACAATTCAAGATAATAATGCTGCTGACTGGCAATCTGGAACAATGAATCCTATTGAAGCATCTCTTGCAAATGCTGCATCTTCTGCAGTATTATCGGAAAATGTAGCAAAATCAATATATGATTCTATTAAAAATTTTGGAGTAAATATTAATGCTGCTATTACAACCGGCGAAGGGCAATCTGCAACTGCAGCAGGTGCAGCAGGTGCAGCAGTTCAAGCAGCATTAGGTCAAGGAAATATTAATTCAATAATATCAAGAGCAACTGGTCAAGTATTCAATGAAAATGTAGAAGTTCTTTTTAATGGAGTTACAATGCGTCCAGCATTTAATTTTACATTTGATATGGTTCCAAGAGATAGTAAAGAATCGGCAGAAATTAAAACCATCATTAGAACTCTAAAAAAGAACATGACTCCTCAAAAGGGGACACCTGGAGTAGATGGTGGTGGACTTTTCGTTAAAGCACCAAATGTTTTTAAATTGGAGTACATGAGTGGAGGAAAGCAACATCCATTCTTACATCGTTTTAAACCATGTGCTCTCACACAAATGAGTGTTAATTATAATGGTTCAGCACAGTATGCAACATATGCTGACGCAACTCCAGTTCACATGCAATTGACTCTACAATTCCAAGAACTAACACCAATTTATGCGGAAGATTATGAAACAGAAGAAGGTAGATATGGAGTAGGATACTAATGACTTATTTCAGAGAACTTCCAAACTTAGAATATCAATCATTCTTATCAGATTCTAATTCATCAGATCAATATTTAATTGTCAAAAATCTATTTCGTCGTGTAAAACTTCGTGATGATTTACAAAATGTTTTCACTGTCTTTGATAAGTATCAGATTCCTGATGGATCTAGACCTGAATTAGTTGCTCAAGAACTTTATGGTAGTGTTCAATATGATTGGGTTGTAATTGTATCGGCAGGTATTACACGACTCAGAGATCAATGGCCTCTTTCTGATAAACAAGTATATGATTATGCAGAATCAATTTATGGTAATGACTTAAACGCAATTCATCATTACGAAACCAAAGAAGTTAGAGATTCTGAGGACAGACTAATTCTTCCTGCAGGTCAAATTGTTGATGCTGACTTTAATATTCCAAATCCAGATGATAAAAACTTACCTAATTTAAATCCCGTTGTTGGAATTAGTAATTATGAATATGAAGTGAGAAAGAATAATGATAAAAGAGGTATCTATGTATTAAAACCAAGATACCTACAGCAAGTTATTACTGATACAAGAAAAGCAATGGTTTATGATAGATCGTCGCAATATGTAAATGATACTCTGATTAAGACTGAGAATACAAAATCTTCAATTCCATTTTAATTCTAGATTTTTATCAAAAACCATTACATATCGGTGCTTGCGGGAACGTTCTTTCCATTCTCCCTCGGCACCTTTTACTTTGCCACGAGAGTGTTTAGTTCCGTCTGCAAAGTAGAAATCTTTCTTTGAATCTGTGAGACCTGCATACTTAAAGTTACAAGCCCGATAGATTGTACCAGTATGCAAATCACTATCAGCGTAAGAGATGATTGCTTTAACTTGAGTATCCTTCCGTAACTGTCTAATCGATCTTGAAACAAACCAAGAAGTGATATTATATTCACTAGATTGTGTGTCTGGGTGGATGCAGAGACGGGAAAGTTCAAATAATCCCTGTTGTTCATTCCTTTCAAGTCCAAATGCTCCTTTTGCGATTTCAGGTACTGGAAGTCCAGTAAAAATTATTACACCAACAGGTCCTCCAATATTCAAAGGAGAAAAATTATTTTTTTTAAAGAGACCGTAATTATATCCCGATTTATATCCCTTAGAAAAATCTTTAAGATAATGGTAAGTCAGTAGAAGGTCTTCTGCCTGCTTCTTTGTGATTCGGTCAATATGATAATCAGATTTCATAAAAAAAGGGGGAGACTTTTGCCTCCCCAGTATTATAGCACAGAATCAATCTTCCGCAAGGCGAGCGAAATACGAAAGTGCATCATCGTCTTCATCATCCTCCACAGGTGCCGCAGCACGACGGGTAGGTTGAAGATTATTCAGTTCAGAACGAAGATCATCATCAAGTTCCTTCACAGAACCACGGGTGTATTCTTCTTCAGACTCAACTTCTTCATCAAGGCGAACAGATGCTTTAGAACCAAGCACAGAATGAAGACGTGCCTTCATCTCTTCATAAGTCTTGAATTGGTCAGGAGAAACAAACTCAGCAAGAGAATACTGCTTCTTCCAGATTGCTTCCAAAGCATCGTCATCGTCCAGAAGAGCACCTTGAGAAGCAAACTCACTGGAGTCATAGTTACGATAACCAGCAACATTCTTTGCCTTCAGTTTGAAATTAGCACCTTGCCAGAAGTCAAACGGATCAATTGGAGTCTCATCTTCAAACTCAGGTTGCATTGCTTCGGTAAGTTTATCAAAGATCTTCTTACCATACTTGAAGAGGAAAACCTTACCTTCATTTTCAGGGTTAGAAGGATCCTTCACCACATAAATGTTAGAAACATAAGTCAGTTTACGCTTCTGCTTACGGGCAACTTCTTTACCAGCATCAGTACCATTATTCCACAGTGTGGAATTATGCTCACACACAGGACACTTTTGATTGTTTGTAGTAAGGCAGGTGTCGATCAACCAACCACCAGGACCTTGGAATGCGTGACTATAAACCTTAACAAATGGCAGGTCTTCACCATCAGGAGCAGGGAGGAAACGAATTACGGCATAACCATTGTTTGCTTTATCGCATTCAAGTTTCCAGAAACGTTCGTCGGAAGAACCTGATCCACTTGTATTCATTTTTTCGACTTCTTTCACCAGTTTTGCGGTGAGAGAACCAAGTTTAGACTGTTTTTTAAGGTCAGAAAACCCCATTTGGATACCTCGGATAAATTGGATTCGTTGGATTACTCGGATAGTATAACAGAGATTCCCTCAACTGTCAATGTAATCTTTGAGAGATTGAATTGTTTTGGTCATACTACCAAATAATATACTCATATCAGTCTCTGGTGGAAACCCCATCAGTGCCACTGATTTGCGTAGGTTCTCTTTCATCTCAACCGCTTGAGGGTCATCTGAAAGGGATAACCTAGTATACATCACTCTCTGCTTTTCAAGCAGTACTTCAAGTTTTTCAATATGTTCCAGTTTGTCTTCACGGGTCATCATACCAAAAGTAAGAATACTTCCGTAAATACTCTCTTGTAACTGATTGATTTCTTTCAGTTCATCTTGAATAATATCAGAATCAAAAAAGTTACTCATTGATTATTTCTCGCAAAATGCGTTTAAACTGGAATATGTCAATATTTAGAAAAGGAGAATACTTAGAAATTTTTAAACTTACGGTTTCCCATACTGGATCTAGAAGTTTCTTATCAAAATCTTTTGAGAAATGGAATATTTTTTCGTAGATTGTTAAGGTTTCTAGCGACAATTGCCCGCTTAGAAACTTTCTGAGAATTATTGGATGTCCCTTGGAACAGTTCAAAGCATCCTCTAATTTGGTCTCCAAGAATAATTCGTTGCTTTGCTCTTTGAACAAGTATGTCAAACTCTGTTGTCTTCGCATCCAATCTGCGTAAGTCCTTTCTCCAGAATTTATAATTTGACCAATCCATAAGTTACTCGGAGAATCTGCGGATACAAAATTTGATACTAAAAAATCTACGACTTCTTTATCGTTATATTTGCGACTTGTCTTCTCGAACCAGTATTTATCAGATCTTTTATTGAAAGAAGTTAATGTTGCTCTAACTTTTTTATTGTATTTGAAGTAATCATATTTTGGATTAGTGAAATGGGACTTAAGACTCAAATAATTTTGATATACTTCAAAAGGACTCATAGGATAGGTAAACGGGCGCGAGAAGTGCGTTTCATAAAATTCAAATTAATCGCATCATTTTTAAGTTTTTCTTTAAGTGGTTTAGAAATAAGTTTTGTTACTGATTCCACTTCAAGACCATTAACTTCACAATAATGACAAATTCCATCAATATAATTGAGTCCTTCACTTGCCACAATGTGCTCTATTTCTAGAGCAAACTTGGAAGGTGTAAGAAACTTATTTTCTATAACTTGTTCTAATTCCTTATTTGGTTCCATATGATTCCAGTTTATCTCTAACAAACTCTCTAATGTATTCGGTGAGGAGTTTGATGTATTTTGATTTGTCTCTTTCTTCATAGACGACGCATTCTCCATTTTCGCAAGCCATAATGATTACAAGTTTTTTAACTGAGATGCCAGTTAGTTCGTAAAGCATACATCCATATGCCATACACTGAACAAAATAATGTTCGATCCACTCGCGTGGTTTTGGTTTTTTAGAAGTCTTAAAGTCTATGATTGCTAATTCGCCATCAAATTGTGCTATACAGTCAACAGTTCCAGCAATACCTAGTTGCTTACTATATAGTGACCCCTCAAGGGCATGAATATTATTTATACGATTAAGAGTTGACTTCGAAATCTTGAACAAGAAATCAGAAAGTGGTTGAACTTCTGGCAGGTCTCTATTATACAAATAGTTTTCAACAAGTGTATGCATATCCGTGCCACGACTTGTTGATTGTCGCGTAATCTTGTCTGCTTCTTCCTCACCAACTCTTTTACGCCAATTAACAAATATCTGACGATTTTTATGACTGGTTACAGAAGTGATGGAGACAAGTCTGAGTAGTTCTTCATTATCAGGAACCTTATAATAACGAACACTATCTATAGTTTCTCTCTCAAGTTGAGGAAGATTCAAATCAATATGATTAAATATCAAAAACCTGCCTCCATTTTTGCAAGAATGTATTCTTTAACAAGTCCAGAACGGACAATATCATCTACACCAAATTCAATTATATCAAACGAAGGCATTTTACGCAAGACTGTCATAAAGTCTACAATACCATTGCGTTCATTTGTTTTCTGCAAATCAGACTGAGAAGCATCACCACAGAAACAAATCTTTGTATTCTCACCTACACGGGTAATGATAGAATCGAGTTCGTGGAAATTTAGGTTTTGGAATTCATCCACGATAATAATTGCATTGTCGAGAGTTGTACCACGCAAGAACGAAGTAGACCAAAACTTAATCGTTTCTTGTGACTTAAGATTTCCGTAAAGCATCTCAAAGTCTGCATCAGAAGGCATCTGGAACATATACTTTACCATATTCTTATAAGGAATCTGGTAAATATCTGCCTTATCATCATGACTTCCAGGCAAGAATCCAATTTCACGAGTAGCAACTAGTGACCTGACAATATAAACTTTTTCGTATGGACTTCTTTCATTCAAAACATCTTTTAAAGCGTTATAAAGTGTGATAAAAGTATTATGAGTAATAATATAATCATCAGTGATATAAAGATGTTTATCATCTTCAATCATAATACACTGCGCTTCTTCTTCTCCCACATAATTTACATTTTTAATTTTTCTTCTATATTGAAGTTTATCATAGGTTTTTCTACAAAGATCTTTTTTTCTCTGCAAAGTAAAGAGATCTTTTGGATTTCTTACAGTAATCCAGACATTATAACATTTTCTTCCTACTTTTTTAGTTCCATCATACATATAAGTTGGAATTTTAGAAGTAATTTTACAAATACCACCCAAAGACCAAATAATTTCTTGAACTTGTTTTGCTAAAATTTCGCTTGTTGTTGAAAATGATACTGTACCATTTTTATAATCAACAGTTCCATCAGTATCCATTAGTCCCCTGATAAGATTCAGTTTTTGTTCTGTTCCAGAATTAATGTATATTGGTGGAATAATTTTTTCATATGATTTTTTTCCATGAATTCCAAGTTCTTTTAATGATTTTGTCAATGAATTAACTTTTGTTTTTCTTGATAGAGAATCTACAAAATTATAATCATAATTGTTTCCACTACAAGATTTTATTTTTATATTTTCATTTAATGTTTCTTGCAATTGTTCCAATATTTCAATATCTTTTGTCGTAAATTTAGGTGTATTTGTTGTTAAACATCCATCCCCAATTAAACATCCAACAAGATAAGGATCTAGTGGCAAATTAATATTTTCGGTTTTAATAGGTTCAATTAAGTCAATTGAAATATTAGTTGTTGATTTTCTAATTTCTTTTTCTCTCAAAAAATCAATAACATACTGAGTATTAACAACTTTTTTAGAACCTGTTTTTCTTCTATTCCATCCAGTAGGGGCATTGATTTCCCAAAGATGTTCTAGACAACATCTAGTTTTAGATCCATCATGAAAAACAATTTCATAAATGTGTTTTTTTCCTTGAGGAAAAATACCACAAACTTTTGATTTTTTACCATTAGGAGTTAATACATAATCTCCAATCTTAATTTTACCCATAGTAGTCCAACCACTAGGAGTTAAAATTTTAGAATATAATGGTTGCGCTTTACCAGTGCCAGCACAACCATAAGCAACAAGATGCTTTTGATTATTGTATGATTCAAAAAGTCTTTTTTGATTGTCTGTAAGTGGTTCGATATCTACAAGATATTCAGAACTTAGTGGTTTTTTACGCTTCATTTGACGAGTAGTAAGACCAACGCCAATTGGTTGCTCTGCTCTTTTTCTTCTTGCCATATCAGAGTTTCTTTACAGTTGATTTTGGTGCCTTTGATGCTTTTTCTAGAACCTCATTCCATCCGGGGTTGCGATTGATGAGTTTGTCCCTCCATTCACCCACTTCACCTGGAGAGGGGCAAGTAGAAGGATCAGACCAATCTCGGATCCATTCGGGATTATCAGACTTCCACTGGTCCCAGTCGTGAATACTCATTTCCACTTCTTTCTGTTCGCCAGTGGTCTTATTTACTACAGGATATACAGGGCACATAAGTTATAAATTCAATACAAAAATATTTATGGACTCAAGCGGGCTTTATGAAGACGTTTTTCTTCATAATACTTCCAAACATTAGGTGCCCATTTTTGAAGTTCTGGAACCATCGCGTCACAAAGTGCTTGAATTTCAATCTGAGCATCAAGTTTCGAACGAAGATCCATAAAGTGAAGAACAGAACGCAGATTGAAAGAAACTACAAAGTTCTGACGAATTGCCTGGGGGAGATAATCACGAATGTGCTCTTCACACATACCTTCCATATAATACTTGGCATACTCCCCACACTCACTCAGAATGCGCTCTAACTTGCGTTGACGATGCTCCTGGGTCCATTCATACTTTTTACCTTTACGGTTGGTATAGAATCCCTCAGGGCGCACATAGAAGACTTCTTCAACATCAAGTTCATGATTAGCAACCTTCACAACTCTTTTTCCAGTATATCGTTGCGATTGAACATCCCAAGAAGTTCCAATACGATGAGTTCTTGCCTGAACAATTACATTATGAACAAATCCAGAAACTGAAAAGGTAATACCAGGATGTTCAATTGGACCCCAATGCCCTCGATCATTTGCTAAAAGTTGTTCAACAATCCATTCACCACATTCTGTTGATGATGGAACTTTAACTTCGTGAATAGGAATCTCCGAGTAATCACCCTTTCCTGCTTGCCAAATAACCTGCTCTGGAATTGGATAGCATTGGAGTTTTACAACTTGAAGTCTCTTATCAAGTTCAAGAAGATCTTTTGCTTTAATAGGTTTCATTTCTTTCCAAATCCTTTTGATGTTTTTGCTTCTAATTCTGAGAGTTCTTGCTTGAGTGCTCGCAGTTGTTGTTTCATTTCTATAATTTTTTCTTCAGTATAAAGATGATCCTGCTTAACAAGTCTTTCAAGCAATTTTATCAATTTCCGTGCCCTATCAGTCATCTAAATCAGAATCCTCAAAAATTTCGTCGTAATCTAAAATTGGTCTCTTTCTCACTTCTGGTTCTGTATGTTTATATGCAGAGGTGTCAGAATAAATTTCTGCTTTCAGAGAATCAACCAACAGTTCAAGATTACGGACAATCAGTTTTAGTTTGTCTTTGTCCATAAGATACCATTCTCTTCGTCAATTTTACCATAAAAAAAGGAGGGAATCAACCCTCCTTAGTATCAGGCAAGTTTTTTTGCCATCATTAGTTGTGCTTCACGAAGACGCTTTTCTTTCAGCAGTTTTTGTTTAATAAGAATCAGTGCCATTAGTTTGTTCCTTTACGTTATGATAATTTATACAAGTTTTTTTGTATAATGTGATACAATTTTATAAAAATCTTAAGGGGCAAAAAAATTGCCGGGATTTTTTCCCAGCATTCGGTAAATTACTTTCGCTTTTTCTTTTCAGGTGACTTATAACCCCAGAGTTTTGGATTGACTCGTCCATATCCAAAGTCAATACTCTTTAGATTATCACGAAACTTATCCCAGTACATATCAAATAATTTAACTCTTCCACCACGGGTAAGGTCAAAGCAAATCTTATCATCTACCATATATTTGATAATGTAAGCATCATTAGGAGCATCTTTAGTACAGACCTCAGAATAAGACCCACCTTGGATTATAATATCGCACCCATATCGTGCCTTACAAGTTTCTTTTTCTGCGGGTGTCCAAGAGTCCATATGCTTTTCTGTGTTTTGTTCTTTTTCAATTACATCACCAAGTTTACTCACGAACGACCACCCCATTGAATGTCAGGATATGCTTCAGCAACAATTTCCTTTGTAATTTTATACTTAGTTTGAAGTTTTTTATCTTTAGTAAGAATAAGAATCTCTGCCTCAAGTGGATGAAGACCTTGAAGAACATTAATGAACATCGTTTCTCTACGAAGAGAACTTAGTCCATCATTACCACCTCTTACAAAATTATAAAACTTATCATATTCTTTACGAATCGATGATCTTCCCTGATCTTGTGATCCTAATGAATTAGATCCAAGTTCACCCATTTTTTCTACAGCATCAGAAATTTTTTCACTCAAAGTTCCTTTAAATGAATCCATCTCATCAACAGCAGCGTAGGGAACATCGCCAGGAGGTAATACTGAAATTACCGATTCATCAAAATTCCAAATGAATATTGCTTTAAGTGAGGGATGCTCAAACTTTTGTAATGCTTCAATCTTTTTGGCGTTAGTCCTTTGCTTTACAACAACATTCAGAATTTCAAAAACAAAAGGATTAGAGGGAAGATCTGGAATTGGTGCCTCTACTGCCTTTGGTTTTGCTATAGTTTTTCTTGCTGTCGTCGTTTTTTTCTGTGTCGTGGTCATAGTTTTACAAGATATTGAATACTATTAGTGATATTTATTTTGATATTATTCTTCGTCTTCTACATCTTCTATTTCAAATTCATCATCAAAGTATCCTGGTTCAAATCTGACAGATACAATCTCTTCATCAATAAGATCACCATCCTTATTATAAAACTCTGGATGATATGCAATTTGTTTTGGGCCTTCTTGATGAGTCATCAT